CCCCCCCCCCCCCCCCCCCCCCCCCCCGCCCCCCCCCCCGGGCGCGGGGGGGGGGGGTCTTTCTCTATTTGTACCCTTCCGCTATGGCACCCATGTTCGATTATGCACTCGAAATGCCCCACCATTTTTCACTCGAACACCTATTTGCCCCAGGCGGCCAGAGTGTCGTCCCTCCCTACTTTGGGCATCGCACGATCCCACGACAATCCCACGACACAAAGAACTAAAACAAACTAAAATAAACTAAAACTTGTGACTTACCGCCTCAATAAAAACACCCACCAACCAGGTAAAACACCAGCCGGCGGGTAGAGTGATTTCGTGCCTCCAGCAGGATTCGAACCCGCGACCAAAACACCAACAACACCCCTAGGCGCCACGACAATCCCACGACGCCTGCAAAACCCCATCCATAGCACGCGCAACCTCATCCAAATCGCCGTCAAAAAGATCCGCATAAACATCCAACGTCATCGCCGCCGACGCATGCCCCAACTGCCTTTGCACAACCTTCACACTCGCCCCAGAAGCCACCATCAACCCCGCAGCCACATGCCGCAACCCATGCGGCGTCACCCACGGAAAATCCGCATCAGCCCTCATAGCGCGCTGCACCGCACCATAAAACCACCCATCATAACCAGGCACCCGCATAAACCCACCATCCGACTCCCTAGGCCACAAAAGCGCATCCCTAGCCTTCCCCTCCATCAACGGCACCAGCATCTGCATCACCCTACGCGGCACCGCCACCGTCCGCCGCTCATGATTCTTCGGCGTCCCCACATACACCTCATACCCCACCGTCACAGCATTACGAGTGATACTAAGCCTCCCCCTCGCCTCATTCACATCGCACACTCGAAGCGCCACCGCCTCACCCCACCGCAACCCGGTCGTCGCCAACACCCACACAAGCTCCTGATAACGACTACACTGATCCACTAAAAACTGCACCTGCTCCACCGTCAAATACACCTTCTTCGACTTAGCGCGCCGCGGCAACCGCACACCCCGCGCCGGGTTCGCTTTCAACAACCCGTCCAGCACCGCTAAATCCAACACCTGGGCCAGGCAAGCGTGGGCGTGCCGGACTGTGGCAGCTGCACGATCAATACCCGCCACCCATTCCTGCACATCACTAGGTCTCACCCCCATGATTGACACGCCACCCCACTTGGGTCGCACATGCACCCGCCATGATTGCTCAGTCGTCCGCATGGTTGATGGCTTCAAATGGGTTTGCATAGCAAGCCACCGATCCCCAAGCTCCCCCACCGTGATAGATGTTTTCGTCGGAGCCCGCCACTGCCCAGCATGGATATCCGTAGCGTTCTTAGCCGACCAAGCCTCCGCCTCCGCCTTAGTGCGGAACCCCTGCTTCGTGCGGCCCCGACCATCAGGCGACCGGTACTGAACCCGCCACGCATACCCCTTAGCCGTCTTGTATTTACGAATCGACGCCATTCTTTGTTCCCCTCGCTCCTTGTTCCCGAAAAGGGCCCCACCAAATCAGCAAGGGCCACAAAAACTAACAGGCCAATTACGGACCAATTACAGGCCCAACATTGTCCACACTAGCGTCCACCAATCACCACAGTTCAACCCGTAAAAACAGGGATAGTCCGCCACATTAATGTCCGCCATCTTGTCCGTTTAATACTCGCTTAGCGTCGCGTCCACCATCGCATTATCTTTATCAATAGGGGTCACTGTGCAAGTCCAATTCGTCCGCAACGTTGCGCCGAAAGCATTCTGGGCATCCACATGCCCGTGAATCGTCCAATCCTTATGGTCAGCGCTCTGTACCGCAATGAAATCGAAAAGCCCCTCAAACTTCGCAGTAGACGGCGATTTTAACTGCTGCTTAATCCGATCGTGGCACAAATAACGAGCCCGGTTATCACTCCACCCCATGATCCGATCAGGATCATAAGGCTCACTGCTCGAACTACTGTATTCCGGCGAAAGCGTCGAAATAACGTTACTATACGACGTTGGATAGGCAATAGCCTTCTCACCAATCCCCAATGTTCGTCCCCAACTGCCTTGGCCCCAAAGCGCAAGCCCACATAAAACAACACCAATAATGATTGCTAAATTACGCAGTGTAGAACCATTAATACCATCATTATCCTTGGTTGTATTACCGCCCTTAACGCTTTCCGCACCAGCAGTTGGCTTCACCACTGCCGTATGCGCTACCGTGCCGGACGGTACCTTAGCCGGTTGAATCTTGCTTAGTGCTGCTGGTCGGGCGTACGCAGAAGGAGCAGGCTTCGATGGCTTCGGCGGGGTAATGACTTTACCTTTCCTGTCCCCCTGATAAGCGTTCGGCACGCTATACGAAGACGCTTTAGGCACTAACTGCACGTTAGGCGGAATCGCCGTGTCAGTAGCAAGAAGATACAAGTGCAAGTTAATGAACCCATACTCATCACGCCTATATCTACCTTGAACAATGGCCGTTTTCCCACTAGCCGCAATCCGATTAATAAACGGCAAGTACGTTGCCGTACGACTTCGAGAAATATATCCAACAGTTTGCCCTCCGTACCGGATGCTAATGGCATTAGGATCATACGGATTATCCGGCTCCGGTACCACCTCGAACAACGTAGCGGTCTCAGGAACCCGAATATTTTCATAAAACTCGGTTCCAACAGCTTTCACAGTCGGACGCTGCGAAGCCTGAAGCAGTATGGGCTCCATGGTCGTCAGCTCACACCCAGCCCAACACAAGCAACCACGGTGCCAACCAACAGCACCGCTATTTTCCTCATGAAAAACACCCTCTCAAAGGTATAGAAACAAACGATTTAAACGATTTACAAGAAACTCTTCACCCGAGCACGCAACTCATCCGCAAACCCATAAATATCCGCCACCACATTTAGGTCATGCATGTGCTCTTTCTTATCAGCATCAAAAATACCGATACGTGGTGTTTTACGGTCGAAATACAGCCGGGCAATGGGCTTACGGTTGTTGTCCTTGTAAAGAATGGCGCAATAGCTCTTCGCATCACGGATCACCACATCAGTTGCCGGCACCTCAGAACAGCAAATAGCCCGAATGATGCTATACCCCTCAATCTCTTCATCAGTAGTGATGATCCCGTTATCCGCGCCGGGCTCTTCCTGCACGGGGCTGATGGTGGCATCAGCGGTGATGGGTTGGGAGGGTTGTTCCAGCATGGCTGTAGTGGGGGAGTCGTCATAGTCTTGTGCTGACCGTAGCCGCCGGTTGGCTTCGTCCTTCAGCAGCTGTGATGAGGCAGTGGCCACGAGCGTGGTGAACGCCTCCAGGTTTTGGGCTGTCATGCGTTTCGATGTGATTTTGGAGGCGATGAATTTCACCCACTCAGGTGACGGCTCTTTCAAGAAGCCGCTGAGAAGCTTTTTGATCTCCGCAATGTATTTCAGCTGCTCAGCATTCGTCGTGATAGTGCCCGAGTCGAATTTTGATTTGGTGCACATCTCCAGGTAGGGCAGCACGCGGGGGTCGATATTGCTCAAGTCAATCGTCATGAAGGGGCGTTCGTCCATGCGATTGACCGCATCCAGCTGGGCATAGAATTCGTACACCTCGCCGTTGGTGAGGATAGCGAATTCGGTATCGGTCGCGTTGAAGTAGCGTATCAGCTGTTTAGCGTGGTCGATACTGAGCGGCTCCCCGATCTTCTTACATTCGATCAGGAAGCGGAAATCCTCTCCGGCTTTAATAGCGAAATCGACCTTCTCTCCCTTTTTCACGCCTATATCAGCGGTGTACTCGGGTATGACTTCGCGTGGGTCTGTGGCGTCATACCCTAGGACCGTGCTGATGAAGGGGATGATGAAAGCAGTTTTTGTTGCTTCTTCGGTTTCGATAATAGGCTTGAGGTCTTTCACCTTCGCGGCTAGAGTTTCAATGCTTTGCGCAATACTCACAGAGTGTCCTTTGCAAATAGTGGAGGTTAATGCTTGGGATAAAAGCCAGGATCAGCTGAGGCTGAGGCCGCATGCGCTCACATGCCGGGTACGGCCAACACGGTAAAGACGCTCCCAGGTGCGCAGCAGGTGCACGGTAACACCTAGCTCTGCGGCCATGGCCACGGGCTCGGAATCGCATTCCCACGCGGCTTCTTCTACCAGGCCATCATCTAGCAGCTGGTTAGCGGCCCACTCGTCGGCTTCTCGCTCATTATCCGGTGTGGAGCAATCATGATTGTGATACGCATGCCCCAGTTCATGGGCAACAGCGCACACCCGAGTTACCGGGTCCAACCCATGCCTGGCATAGATCGTACGAGTCAGGGGATGCCAACACGCATTCATGCGTGGGGTAAGCGCCCCCGTCTCAACAAGACGAACATTGAACCGACGCAATAAAAATTCCAGCCGTTGTTCAGTATCGTTCATAATGGCTCCTCAAAAACTGATAATGAACTTAATCAAGTATGAAACAAATTCATGCCAGAAGCAATAAATTTTGGCGAAAAAATATGTGTAATAAATCTCAAAAACAAGGAAACCAAGACATAATCGCGTATATCTAAACTAAAAACCCCAATACATCTTGCTGGCCTGCGATTTTCCCAAAGCGAAAACCCCCGATAGTGCTTGCTCAGGCCTTGTTTCGGGGACCATGACAAGCATATCAAGGGTTTTCGAGTTGAACCCCAGCTTCAGCTTTCGAATCTTTTATGTGAAATGCTCCTCAATGGGGGGAGTTGCCTGTTGAGCGGCCACCCGCTCAACGCCCGCATTAATCCGGGCAACGATGGCATCATCATCAAAAACATCAGCAGGGGCGCCGCTGTCAGTATCGGTAGCCTTGGTTGCTTGTTCATTAGGGGTTGGAGTTAACTGCCCTCGGCCGTAAGCGCCAAGCTCTATTTTTGCCTGAGGTGTAAGAGCGTCTTCCGCGAGTTTATAAATCAGCTGTTCGGGGGTTGCTGCATCCAACAAAAGTCCATCTCCACCCAGATAGTCAAAAGCTTCCGTATGTGTGAGCCTTCCAAGCTCAACTAAGGCGTGTATAGGAGAAAGATTTAACTTTCTGGACACCAGTATCAACTCGTCTGACGACAAGCCCTCGCTAAGCCGTTTAGTAGCGGTCCTGCGAGAGACGCCTAGAAGATCGGCCAATTCAATCGTGGATATTTTCCGTCGAACCATTGAGCTGAACCATTCTTTCTCTCCAGTCATACCCTTAGCCTAGTGGGTAATTTTATTCCCGTCAAAGGTGCGATTAGCTGCCATTTCTATTGGAAAAGCCGCGTTTTGAGGGAAGATTATTGCGCATTATTTCAATAATGCGCTAAAATATGCCCATGAATACAGGAGGAGACGAGAGAATGGGAAAATTCTTGCTCAGTCTTGATGAAATTGATCGGGTTAAGAGACGCAATTCCATCCATACGTTGGTCGATTTAGAAAAAGTAACCAAAGTTACCCGAAAAACCTGGCGGGAAGCGTTGAGTAGCCGGGCCCCAAAACCAGCAGTATTAGATGCTCTTGCTGATTTGGGTGCTCGCCCTGACAAAATCCTTGTTTTGGATGGGGCCTGAGATGCTACCTGTTTTTGTTGCGCAGACTCTTCTTGATTATGTGGCTTCGAGGCACACCAAGTGGGGTTTGCCATTGGATGTGGAATACGATTTTCCGGTTTTCCCTGCCCCCGAGAACGATAGCCTGGCTGCTGATAGCAGGCTTACTGACATGGCGTGCGGGTGTTTGCTTCAGGCCTTCCGCCAGGTCGAGGTGCAGCTGGCCGAATCCGGGCAAGTGCTCGGCTTTAACAGCCCCAACGGGGTGGCCTTCGCACTCGGCGATAACGGTAAGGTGCATTGCGTCGTGGGGACTGTCATTCGTGATAGTAGCGGCCCCGACCCCAGTCTTATTGCTGAGCTTGATTCCCCATTCGTAGATCAGGTTATCAGTGCTAGCTTGCAGCGCCCTACTGCTGATACGGTTCGCATCCTCTGCTATCTCGTTGGCGTGTTCTGCGGCAAGGTTAGCCCTTTCGGCAGCGTCCAAGCTTTCTCTGGCGGTTTCGTTAGCAATTTCAGCAAGACGGTTAGCGCGCTTCGCATCGTAATGGCTCACCACAGCAACACTCAGGCTGACCACGCTGATAGCAGTAGCCGTGATGAGGGAAACCAAGGGGATATCCACGCTCCAAGTATAAGCACCAGCGCCCCGTCGTAAAGCCCAGTAAAAAGCAAAAACCCCGCTTCACAGCGGGGCGGAACAAGAAACGATAGAGAAAGTATAACACGAATGCATTATTTATTCAAAGTGAAAGTGCCCGGCACCCCGAACACGGTCGATGCAACCCTGATTGATGGGCGAATCTGGGTCACACTGTCGTCAGTGTGCAACAGCCTAGGCATCCATCAGCCCACGCAGCAGGACCGCCTAAAACTCACATGCTGGGCGAAGATCGAACGGATCCCCCTGGTGACCGAACGCGGCCGAGAACAAACCATGTATGTGGTCGACCGCCGCACACTGACCATGTGGCTGGCCACCCTAGGTGTTTACCGCAACAAGGCCACCCGGAAAACCCTAGAAGCCTACCAAATGAACATTGATGACGTCCTAGACCGACTCCAACAAGGCCTGCGTGGGGAGAAAAACTACCCCACCGCACCACTAGCAGGGGAGGCGTAGTGAGCATGGGCCGCTGTAAAACCCCCGCATCTAAACGCCGCCGGCCGCGCCGGGAGGGGGAGTGGTTGACGCTGCCGGAGGCCGCTGCATATACGAAGATTCACCGCCAAACTCTGCGGGTGTTGCTGTTGAGTGGGGAGATCCCCTACAGCCGGAAAACCGCCCGGCCGCGCTCCCCGTATCTGATCGAGCGTGAGCATTTAGATAGCTATCTTGCCCGGGTGAGTGATGATTGCCGGGCCGCTGCTGGGGGAGGTGTCTAATGCCCAGGCGCGAAGAAGCCCCGTTGCTGATTGATTTCTACAGCAGTGGCGAGCTAGATGCGGTCATGACCACGCTACAGATAGTTCAGGAATACGGCACCGCGGTTATCGGCGATATGGACGAGGCCGTCGAAATCGCACTCCAGCAAGCTCGCGGTTTCATGCGTGAGCGCTCCTAAAACCTCTAAATCAGAAAGGAAACAAAGAATGTCTGCTACCCCGTATAGCACTGATCCGTACTACGACCCATATGAAGAGTTGGACCGCAGGTTTGACTACCGGGTTTTGGATGATGAAACCCGGGCGCTGCGGATCGCTGTGGGCCGACAGTTTAAGAATTTCGCCAGGAATCTGGAGGCAATGCTTGATGACAGCAGGGAAAAGAACTTGGCCTTAGAGCGTCTGGAGGAGGCGATGATGTGGGCGAACGCCTCGCTGGCCCGCGGTGCTGAGACCAGCTAGCGGGATAAGGATAGCTCTGGCCTGGTTGGTCGCCCCAAAGGGTGTGGGGGTTCGATTCCCCCGGAGGGTGCTAGGCCCCAGCGTGGGGCGTGTTGTATAGCGAACTCGATAGTGGACCTTAAGGCACCCTCCCTTGTGGGGGAGGGCTAAGTCTACCAGGGGTTTTAAATATCAGACCCCTGTCAGGCTCATGCTCCGGTGAGGTAAAACCAGACTGCTTGTTGGTTTCGTGTTTGGTCAAGATAATTGGTTGGTTTTACGCGGGTTCGACCCCCGCCATGAGCGCTACCCGCCTAACTAGCCGGGCGGGAACTGGTGCCCCGTGGTCTTCCTCAGCCACGGGGCACCCCAAATACAGAAATAAGGAGTAGCCAATGACGAAGCTCACCTATTTGGAAGAGGATGCTGCCCTGATTGTGGAGAACCTGCCGGAAGGGTTCGAAGCAACAGCGGAAACAGCGCCGCTTTTCCTGATCTACGCGGTGCTGATGCGTGCTAAAGGCATCTACACGACGCTGGAGGATGTGCACGATGCGTGGGCTGCGTGGCGCAGCACCACCAACCCAAACCATAGCGATTTAGTGCCCTTCGACCAGCTAGACGCAGAAACCAGGTCGCTGGATCACCCGTTCCTCCACGCGATCCATGCGGCAGCTCACATCCGAAACAACCAAACCGAAAAGGAGTCATAATGAATCCCGTACTTGTCATCTCGATGGTAGCGATAGCTATTTCTCTCACCGCCCTGGGCGTTTCAATCAGTGCCCACATGGCTGCCCGCGACTGCCGCAGGGTGACCGTGATGTTCATGACCACGGTGATGGAGTACCTGGATGGGGATGGCCAGGTAGGGGTTTGCGTGAAAAAAATCACTGGTGCCGCTGCTGATGCTGATGGTGATAAAAAACCAAATGATCGGGTGGTAAAGCGTCTCCGAGATGACCACAACCGCTAAAACCACCAGCCGGCAACAGCGGCCGCTCACCCCTGACGGTATTCTCCTCGCCCCGTGCCATCAGGTGCTCCTCCCGTTTTGGGATGGGCGCCTGTACATGGAGAAGGAAGAGATGATGCTGGCCCGCCATGAACAGGCAAAGTATCTTTGCCGCCAATGCCCACTGCTAGAGGCATGCGGCCGCTACCTGGAGCGCATGGAAGAACAACGAATGCCCGTTGACGGGGTAGTAGCCGGCCGGTATTACACGCCGAAAAAACGCCGCCGGCGTAAAAAATAGTCGCACACCTGCTAAGGGGATCGAGTTTTTCGATTCCCTTAGCAGACTCAAAACCGCAACAACTGGCGCCCCCGATAGGGGGGTGATTATTAATCACCCCCCAAGATTAAGGACTGCAAATGGACAACAAGATCACACCATTCACATTCAACGATATCGAGGTGCGGGTTATTACCCGCGGCGGTGCCCCTTGGTGGGTTGCCGCCGATGTGGCCCACGCACTGGGGTACCGTGACGCGGGCAGGATAACCCGGTACGCACGAGACCATCAAAAGGGATCACAAAAACTGTGTACCCTTGGCGGCTCACAAGAACTGCAGGTCATCAATGAGGCTGGCCTATACATGGCTATCATGAAATCCCATTCCCCACACGCCGAAAAATTCCAGGATTGGGTGACCGAAGAAGTTTTGCCGGCGATTCGGTCGCATGGTGGTTATCTCACTCCGGAGGCGACAGCCCAAGCGCTTTCTGACCCGGATTTCATTATCCGCTTGGCCACGCAGTTGAAGGAGGAGCGGGCCCAGCGCCTGGAGCTGGAGACCCGGGTGGAAGAAGCCGCGCCTAAGGTGCTTTTCGCTGATGCAGTGAGCGCATCAACCACCTCAATCCTGGTGGGTGACCTAGCGAAGATCCTCAAAGGCAATTGCATTGATATTGGCGCTAACCGACTCTTCACCTGGCTACGGGCCCGTGGGTTCCTCACCTCCCGCCGTGGTGCTGATTGGAACAGCCCTACGCAGAAAGCCATGGAGATGGGCCTCTTCGAGATCAAAGAAACCGTTATTACCCACGCCGATGGGCACATCACGGTCAATAAAACGCCGAAAGTCACGGGTAAAGGCCAGCAGTATTTCATCAGCCGTTTCCTTGATGGGCGGTTCGATATCAACGACACAGGCGTCACAGTGACGAAACAAGGAGCATAAAGGAATGACCACGAACACCCCCACCTACGAATCCCGCCTAGCACTACGATCCCTCCGTAGGCACGCCGCAGGTAAAAAGACCGGGCGGGCTGGGGTACGGGCCATGGAAGCCCTCGGGTATGTCACCGAGGACGGCACTATCACCCCGGCCGGCACTCAGGCCCTACACGGTGGAAAATAGGCGGCACCTATGATAAAGCACCCGGAAATCCGTGATGCCCTCTACGAAAATGAGAAAAACAAACTCCGGCTAGAGATGAAACGCGAACGCCTCCAGGCGGCTAACCGCTGCTGCGCCCTGGAGGCCACCGGTTGCCACCCACGCCAGCAAATACATATTTGCGCCAGGCGCAGTGGGCACCGCGGCGGCCACCACGACTATGACACCGGATTCCACTGGAAATGGGACAAAGAAGAAGGAACAACGACATGACAGATCACCCCTCAATCCAGCAAATGCTAGACAGCCTGAAGCATCTCCGGGAGGAAACAACCCTCCTGGATGAGGAAGATGAAACACACCTACGGGTGGTGTCCTGCTGGATAGATCTCCTGCTAGATGATACCGCCTACCAGGAGATGCGAAACCAGCCTGAATTCCTAGACAAACCCGACGACTATGGGGTGCTGGTGGAATTCCTCCCCGACATGCCAGGGATCGGAGAGGGATCAAAATACATTATCGAGATCAGCCATCAAGGAGCCGACGATATCACCATCACCATTAGTGATGACTGTAAGTACGACGCCTGCAAGATCACGCAGAAAAACCTCTACCAGCTAGCCCGAATGGCGCTAGTCATCCTTTTACGGACGGAAAACCTTAAAACCAGAGAACGGAACAAAAATGAACACCCCGGCAAATAGCCTAGCGCCGATGCTGGAGGCCATCGGTCGGCTCAAAAAATACGCCCCCTCAGAGCCCCTGGACCGCCAAGACATCAACACGATCATTGATACAATCGAGGCTCTGACCGACAGCCCAACCTACCAGCCAACAGACAGCGTAGGATACGGCAGGCTCGACGAAGAAGGCTACAGGGACGGGCTCTTAGTGCTACAAAATGGCGCACTACAAGGGTTCGTGATGGTTGACCACTGCGGCCCTGACCACATCATCCTGAGGACGGAAACTAAGCGAGATGCCCACCACATCACCCGGGATCAGCTCTACCGGCTAGCCGCCGGTATCCTCACGGTACTAGCACACGTCGATTACCCCGACCAAAAATAAGTAGAACAAACTTTCTAATCTGCGGATTATTTCGCTTACCCTGTATACAAAGGGTCATGTCGCCCAGCTAGCTCCGTAGCTTCGAGAAGCAACCGTTCTGATACCCCGGCGCGCCGGGCTTTGCTGATAGCGGCGCCAAGCTCGGTTTTGGCCTGTTTGTGTGCTTCTGAGGCTTGTTTGAGCGTTCTTGAGGTTTCTTGGAAGGCTACGAGGCTATCGCTTACTGCTGCCAGGTGCTTATTTGACGTGGCATCAAGTGTCAACAGTTCGACGGGGATGCCCAGTGTTTCGGCTATTTTCATTGCCTCTACCAGCCTCGGTTCCCGTTCTCCGGCTTCGATACGCCGAAGCACGGTCATGTGCATTTTGAGTCCGTTTGCTTCTAGTCGTCGTCGCATTTCTAGTTGCGACCAGCCGGCTTTTTGCCTGAATTGGACGAGGTTTTGCCCGAAAATGTTCGATTCCGCCATATGTAGATCATATCGTCAGCACAATATGTGTTCAACACCTTATGTGTTCAAGTATATATCCAATATGAATTATTTAGTCACTTCAATATGGGTTAATGTATTGACACAAGATGCGATAGTCTGCAAAACTATTTAAGCGACCGAAATCCGCTAACCACAAACCACTAAACCCCCAGCTTCCAGCACGTTGTTAGCAAAAGCTAGCAAGCTGCCACCGCCTAAAAGGAGACCCATTATGGCAACGAAGACCGCTACCGCCCCCAAAGATGACCGTCTGTTTATCCGTATCACTCTCGATTTCTTCGATAGCGAAAAGGTGTTTCCACTATCGCCAGCCGCCAAGCTGGCTTTTATCGAGATGATTGCTTGGTCGGCCCGTCAGCATACTGATGGGCGAATCAGGAAGCGGCTAGCGCTTGCTAGGTGGACGTCAGAAGTTGTCGAAGAGCTCCTAGATAGTGATCCTGAACGCCCCCTACTGGTCGAGGGCGACACCGATTATTTCATCCATGACTATGCGGAGCACCAGCAAACCACCGCCGATATCGAGGCGGTGCGTGAAGCCCGGCGCGCGGCTGGGCGTAAAGGTGGGCTTGCTAAAGCCGCAGCTCAAAAGGGTGTTTCTAGCAAAAAGGTAGCAAAAGCTAGCAAGCCGCTAGCAAAACCTGCCGAGAAAGAGAATGAGAAAGAGAACTATAAAAAGAAAGGGGAAAGAAAAACCCGCACCACGGTAGCGGCCCCTGTTGCGCTTTGTCCCGTGCCCGACGCCCCCTCCCCCTCTTCTCAAATCGAAATTGGGTTGACCCCCGATGGGGTGGCGCCTGCTGCCGCAGTCGGCCACCCTGCCGCATCGGAGTCTCAAGAGCCGAAGCCGGTGGGTGCCCCGCGGCCGGTGGTGGTTGATCCCCAGCCCGTGGTAGAGCCCGTGCCTGCCCCGGTTCTTGAGGATCCGTGGGCTGGGCTGCCCGACCTCGCCGATCACCAGGCAGCCCAGGCGTCCGACACAGATCGTGCTGATAGCCGGGTGCCTGCCTGCCTTAACCCCACCAGTGAGAAAACCACGACCGCGAAGGATCAGGCTGTAGTGGCTGCCGTCCGGGCGTACCAGGTGATTGGCACCCCTGCGGAGTGGTCAAGTCCTGACGACCCGCGGTGCCGGAAACACGCCTACCTGCCGCGGGAAGAAGTGCCGCCATGCCGTAACTGCATGCGGGCTAGGCAGTGGTTCGACCAGCGCGCCGATGCGGAGAAACAGGCTCATCTAGCAGCTATCCACGCCTGTTCTCTGTGCGATGAGCTTGGCTACGTAGCGGTCAAGAACGCCGCAGGTGAAACGGCCAGTGTGGCGCACTGTGACCACACTGGCGAGCTGCCCAAACCGAAAGCAGAAACCCAGCCCCGGCCGGTAGGGCGGGGCATGCCCGCACACCTACGCGAGAAACTAGACAACATCCTGGGGCGTAAAACCGCCCCAGAAGCCCCGCAGAAGCCCGAAACCCCCAACACCCACACCGATACCCAAAACCATGATCCAAACCCGGCAGAAGAGCGCTCAGGCGAACTCGTAGCAGTGGGGGTTGCATCATGAGCCGAGACCCATTCTTCGACGCCATCCGCGACCAGCTTTTACCAGACGCCACCGACACCGAAATCGAAAGTCTGTTTGGCCAATATTTGGGTGCCCAGCCCGAGCCGGTGTTCATCGCCCACATTGCTGGTGACCCCAAACCCCAAGGGTCTAAACGCTACGTGGGCGGTGGGCGCGTCATCGAAGACAACCCGGCACACGGGTGTGGCGGCAATCTGCGCAACTCCAGCTCGCCACTTACCGTAGCCGCCAACTGAAAGCCCCCATCGACGAGGCGGTACTGGTGCAAGCGGTTTTCTTCCTACCCCGCCCTAAAAGCGTCCGCAGCATGCTCCCCACGTCCAAATCCTCATACGACCTCGACAAGCTATGCCGGGCGCTAGGGGATGCCCTAGAAGGGGCCGGTGTGCTCAAAAACGACTCCCGAATCACCACATGGCACGCCCGTAAACGCTACGCCGAAGCCGACAGCAATGGTCCTGCTATCACTGGCGTGTTCCTACGAATCTATAAGGAAAAACAATAATGTGTACGTTGTTAGACGAAAAAACCCGGCGCGCCCGTAAACCACACGAGTGCGATATGTGCGGGGTCACTATCGGCTCTGGCGAGGAATACTGCTGGGAAAAATATGTAAACGGCGATGGCCTGTATGAGCTGAAAACCTGCCTAGCCTGCGACGTGGCCTTCTCCGAAGTGCGGGGCTACGTGCCTGACTGGTGGGATGGGGGTGTCACCTTCGAGGACTACCGAGAATGGGCGACCGATCCTGATTACGCCGATACCCCCGCCAAGCAAGCCTGGCGTCAGCGTGCCGGCTACACCAGAGAAGACGAGACCTTCAAATGATCCTCGATGTTACCTGCGGCGCCCGACTCATGTGGCACAACAAACACCACCCCGATGTGATCTACGCAGACCAGCGGACGACGCACCACCAACTATCAGACGGCCGCCAAATCACCATCAGCCCAAACATTCGGCTCGACTACCGCGCCCTACCCTTCCGTGATAACACATTCCACCTCATCAACCTAGACCCACCCCACCTCCAGCGCGCCGGGGCGACTGGGTGGATGTGCCAGAAGTATGGGGTTCTTATGACCACGTGGCGGGAAGACCTGCGCCAGTGCTTCGTTGAGTGTTTCCGGGTGCTTGCCCCGGGCGGCACGCTCACCCTCAAGTGGAATCAAACTCACATCCCGCTCCGGGAGGTACTGGAGCTAGCCCCATACCCGCCCCTGTATGGCACCCGCCACGGCAAAAACAATGCTACGTCTTTTACGGTTTTCCATAAACCAATGGGATCAGGAGGTTTTCGAGTTGAACCCCAGCCCTGATCCTAAAGCCATCTGGCAAACTGTGCTTGCTACTGCCTACCAGGAGTATACCGCGGCGAAAAATAGTGACAGGTCGCATCGTGATGGAGTGGTGGTCACCCCCGTGGAAATCGTAGATTTTCAAGTCAGAGCGCTGAAAGACTCCCTTGCCGCCCAAGGCGCCACACTAGCTGACCCACGGGTAGAAATCCTCGACCCCTTCGGCGGCACCGGCATCTACTGCGCCAGAATAATGCAACTATCTGGGCTCACACCGGATGAACTCGACGACCTCTATCACTACCGCCTACGGATGATCGAAATCGACCCTATCGCCTGCCAGATTGCTGATGCCAACCTCAAAACAGTCTTCGAAGAAGAAACAGGGCGACCACCACGCCGCAGCATTGTTATCTGCACTAATACCTTTACGATCCCTACCGGAATGGAAAAACCCCATGTCTAAAAGCAAACGAACTAAACGAACCGTAATCTGCCTCCGCTGCCGAAACCTTAAACGTCACGAGTGCCGCGGCCTCTGTAAATGCTGCTATAACCATGTGCGAGAGCACCGCAGCGGTAACGACACGCTCGACAATTACCCGCTCTACGCAGACCAAGAAAAATAATCCCCGCCATAAAATAGAACCAACTAGGTGGTACCAAGGAGCCATCATGAGCCTATCTGATCTTTACCCGCCTATGCCTGCAGAGTTAGAGCCGTACCGTGGATTGACTGTTGGTGCAGTGCCGATCGAGTTTAGGGGGTGTTTGGTGGGGCAGCCATGCATTGAAATATCTTCTGGCACTCCCGTTTTACTGCTAGAGAGAATTACTCCATCATGGCGGGGAGTCGCAGTATTAGACCTAACAATTGATTGCGTCCGCTACGCAAAAGCAGCAGATTTAGCACTCGCCCTGGAGGAAGAATTACCAACATTCTTATCTGTCGAATCATTCTATCTGATCCAGCATGCAAGTGAATATGAGGATCCTCTGACATGTGAGAACTCGGATATCAGTTCTCTCTACGGGGTGCGACTGAATCTTATCCCGCAGAATGTCTGGGGCGACATGATAGGCGACTTCTGGTTTTTCGATCTCGACAGGCAGCGCAAGGTGCTCCTGATGGATTACAGAGGAGGTGGTTGCTTGGTAGAGGACCCGGATGCTGTGGCGAAATGGTGGGTGGGTGCGTGCCGGCTGATGCTCATGGTTGAACGAACCTCCGGCGAATTAATGTGGTAAAGAACACATTCACATCGCCCTTAAAACCTATACCCCCACTTGAAAAATACAGCGTGACGCTGTATAATAAAAAGTGTAAGCCAAACGGTTTACAGAAAACTCAATAGTGGAGGGGAGGTGATCCCAGATGACCGACAAGATCGGCCTGGCACTCTCAGCGATTGCCGTAGCCACCGGCATCCTGACCTACTTGCAAGGCAGGAAACCCGGAGGCAAGCATCGGAAGCGGAAACGCTACCGCCGCGGTAAGCGCCAACGGTAACCCCCGGGTGAGCTAAAACGTACTTAGCTCACCCGGGGGAGACCCCACCACCCTACCACACAAAAACCCTAGAAAGGAGGAACACCCATGAAAGCACGACCCATGTACATCGTATCGGTAGTTACATTTACCGCTGCGGTCGCCACCACGCTATATAGCAAAAGCGTAAGCGTCGTCACCGCTGTGCTACTCGCCATTGCCGCTGTGATACTCGGATATCTCACCTGCACCGGTCGCTGGCACCGCTAACCAGCAACCCCACCAGCTTCGGCTAGTGGGGTTTTCAAGTCGAACCCCAGCTTCCATTAATCCTCCACGAAAGGTTTCACGATGATCGACATCACCCTTGCCAAAGACATTCCGCACCGAATAGCTATCACCGATGGCGGAATAGAGTATTGGACCGTCACGGCTATCACCCAGCACATTGGCGTCGCTAAGGCTACCTTCGCTAGCTATGTTGCCCGTGGCCAAGCCCCACAGCCCGCGTTCCAGCTAGAGCGCACCCGCTTATGGGACGCTGCCGAAATCAAACGATGGCATGCCTCACGCCCCACAAAGTAACCGCACCCCCGCCCTTTGCCTCCCAGGGTGCGGTGAATGCTGCTAGTGGCCAAGCCCCAGCTTTACCATTAGCCCACGCATACCAGCTGGGGAACGGGAGGAAACCATGGGCGCCACCACTACCACCACCACCGAGGCAGGCCTACGCGCCACGCTACGGGGGCTACAGGGCCTCTGGGTAGAACTGGAAGCAGCCAAGTACCCCACCCCCACCCGTATAACAAACCCCCAGGGGGGTAAGAAACCCGGGGCCCACCCCACTACACCAGGCGGGGCCGCCACCACCCTAGACATCGACCTCACCCTTAACCTCTTCGAGGTCGCCCGAGACATCGCCAACCATATCCAACCAAGCCGTATCCTCACCTGCGACGCCCACCAACTCCTACGCTTCCTCACCTTCAATGCTGGACTCATCGCAGGCTTAGACTTCGCCCCCGACATCCACGCCGAACTCTGCTACCAAGAATCCAGGCTCCAGGAATTCCTCCGCGCCGGGCAACCCATAGTGTGCGATGCCGGCGAGCCGTGGTTGACGTGGCGCACCATCATCCATGCTGCCCATGCTGAAGGGCATACGGTTAGCCGTGCGCTGCTACGCAAATGGGCTGAGCGTGGACACATTGACACTCGCTTAAGCACTGATCGAATCGCATGCTATCGGCTTGGTGAGGTGTTGGACCGCCTGAAAAACATGCCTTTGCCTGCTGTCACAGCAGGTGATATAATCGACGCGACGACGCAGCCTGCAGAAAAACCAGTGGAGGGTTTAGGGCTTGCGTCGCCCCGGGGCGTTTTGATGGCTCCTCACCCCGGATGACTCGTGGGGCAGGGGATTGCCGCTCCACTCCTCCTACTTTCTGACCTTCAGGGAGGGAATCCATATGGCAGCATGGCGAAACGGCGCCCCTACCCACGTGAAAACCCATATCCGCAAGAAAATCCTCACCCGCGACGGCTACACATGCCAACAATGCGGCAGCCCAGCCGCCGAAGTAGACCACATCGACAACACCCGCGGCCCCGGATACGATGCCCTTAGCAATCTCCAAGCCCTTTGTGTCCCATGCCACAAGGCCAAAACGCAGCGTGAAGCCCAGGCGGGGCGCGCCACCCGGGTAGCGAGAGTGAAGCGACCCCCCACCCCCTCATTTTGTGATATTCCCCACATTATCAAGTTTGATACCGACCGGGGGTAGGGGGGATACCCCCCGAGGCGGCCCTCGGGCCGCGGAGGGCAAAGGGCCTGACGGCCTGTACGGGTTCCCAAGGCCCGACCAAAGGTAAGGTTAGGGAAACCTAAGTACATGAAAGGGGGTGCCGACCGTGCCCGGACCACCCCCGAAGAGGAATGCCCGCCGCCGCAATGCCCGACCCGACTGGGTGACGCTCCCCGCCGACGGGCGAAAGGGGCGAGCGCCCCGATGGCCACTGCCCGGCCGAGTGCAACGCGGTTGGGCGGAACTCTGGCGTCGCCCTCAGGCAGTCATGTGGGAACGCAACCACGACGAGTTTTTAGTCGCTCGCTACCTTATCCTGCGGAACGCCATTCAAGACGAGCTCGATCACAGCGTGGTCAACGCCACCGCCATGGCTGAGCTCCGCCAAATCGAAGACCGGCTAGGGCTTTCACCCATGGCCATGAAACGCCTCCAATGGGAAATCGGCGATACCGAACAGTCCAAGCCCGAAGATGATGGGGTGGTGATCGACGCCCATGACCGCTTCGCTAATCTCTGACCTCACCATGCCGCCCGGCTACTACCTCGGCGACAAAGGCGCCTGGTGCACCCTCCCATGGCCCACCACCATGGATGAAAAACTCGACCTCATCGCCCACTCCCTAGGCCCCGCGGTCATCGACTGGGCCGAATGGCGCACCGACGAGCCTGGTCTCCTCAACGACGACGGCGAACCCTGGCGATTCACACCAGGGCAAGCTCGGTTCCTCATCCTCTGGTACGCCTTCAACGACCAGGGCCGGTTCATCTACCGGCGCGGCTGCAAACGCGGCAGCAAGGGCAGCGGCAAAGACCCCCTGGCCGCCGCAATGTGCAACATCGAGCTACTCGGGCCCTCCCAACTGCATTGGGACGGCGCCCGCTATGTAGGCAAACAACACACCATGCCCCTCGTGCAGATCGCATCCAACTCCGAAGAACAATCCAAAGACGTCCTTCGGGTTGCCAACTCCCAATTTGGTGTTGAAGCCACCAACTACTACGGGCTGGATAAAGGCCGCACTGCGACCTTCGTGAAGACCTCCCCGGCCCGCATCGAAGTACTCACCGCCTCAGAGCGGTCCTCCGAAGGTGATCCCGCTACTTTCATCGTGCTCAATGAAACCCACCACATGACCCAACGCTCCGGCGGCCATGCGGTCGCCAAGGTCGCCCGCCGAAACGTCGGCAAATCAAAGAAAAGCGTGCAGGCCCGAATGGTGGACTTCACTAACGCCCACTGCCGGGGCCAAGACTCCATCGGCGAAAAGACTTTTGAGGCATGGCAGAAACAACAATCCGGCAAATACCCACAACTCAAGAAAGACATCCTCTATGACTCCATTGAATTTGACCCCAAGCTAGACATCTACGACCCCAAGCAGCGCATGCTGGCGCTCCAGCAAGCCTACTCCGACGCCCCCTGGGCCGACCTCGAACGCCTCTCTGACGAAGTGGTCGACCCCGAACTCTCGGCCGGTGACGCCATCCGTTTCTACATGAACGGACTAGGCGACGCCGAAGACTCCTACGTGAGCGCCAAGGCGTGGGCGGCACTCGCCGACCCCACCCGCCAGTTTGAGCCGGGGGATCAAATCGCCATGTTCCTCGACTGCTCCAAATCAGAAGACGCCACAGCCCTCATGGGCTGCCGAATCTCAGACGGATACAACCAGACGCTGGGTGTGTGGTCAAGGCCCCGCGGCCCCCGAGGCGAAGGCTACCTCGTCGACCGCGACCAGGTGGACGCCCGGGTGCGAGAAATCATGGAGATGTACAAAGTCGTCTGGTTCGGCGTCGACCCGTCACCCGCCAAAGACGACACCACCGAAGCCTCCTACTGGAGGCCCCTCATCGACGCATGGCACCGTGATTTCCGCCGAAAACTCCGCTGCTGGGCAACAAAAACCCACTCCGTCCTCTGGGACATGCGGCTCTCCGAACCCGGCGCCGCCGACCGGAACCGGCGCTTCTCCCAGGAGGTAGAGATCATCCAAGACCTTATCGACAAAGACGGCCTGGACGGTCCATTCCGGCATGATGGCGACCCGGCGCTCACAGCGCACGTGAACAACACGAAAATCAGGTGGAACAAATTTGGCCTAGCGATTGGTAAAACCAGCCGCGACAGCCACCAACTCGTCGATTTATGCGTGGCCATGGTGGCCGCCAACGTCGGCCGGCGTGAGGCCCTGAACTCCGGTAAAGTCCGTGCCCGCCGCAAGGCCGGCCCTAAGAAGCGAAGGAGAGTGATGATCGGATGACCCTCGAACTAATCCACGACTACGAGCTCGCAGACGACGAGCGCGGCCTCATCGCCAAGTTGTCGGGGCGGCTGCAAGAACACGCCCGGAAGAACAAGCTGAAATGGGCTTACTATGAGGGCAAAAACGCCCTCAAGGATTTAAATATTGCCCTACCTGCGGTTGCTAGCAGCATCCGGGCGGTTGTTGGCTGGCCCGAGATTGTGGTTGATTCCTTAGCGGAGCGGCTGGAGTGGCAAGGGTGGATCTCCCCAAAGGCGGACATCAGCGAACTAGACCAGGTGTTCGCCGAAAACGACCTAGCCTCCGAGTTTGCTAAAGCTACTCTAGAGTCCTTGGTAACTGGTATGGGGTTCCTCGAAGTATCAGCAGGCGGCGATTGTGAACCCACCATCATTATTGACGCTGTTACCGCAGGCGAAGCCACCTACATGTGGGACGATCGGCTTAACCGCATGGCAGCAGGATACATCGAAAAAACCGGAGAAAACGGCGAAAAATACCAAACCCTACATTTGCCGGACCGGGTGATCTCTATCATCACCGACCCTCACGAAGCGGAACAAGAAACCATCTGCGTCAAACACGACTGGGGCAGGTGCGGCCTGATCCGTATCCCGAACCGGTCCCGCGCCGGGAAAGACGCAGGCGCCTCGGAAATCACCACGGCCATCGAATACTACACCGACCATGGTGTCCGAACCGTGCTTGGTATGGAGTTCAACCGCGAGTATTACACCACCCCACAGCGCTACCTGCTCAACGCTACATTCGACCAGCTAGGCCTAGATGAGGACGCGACGGAAAGCGACGTAATCAAGATGGGGTGGAAAGTCGCCATGAGTAAGGCCCTGGTGGTGCCGCCGGGTGATCCTGATGATGGGTTGCCGAACATCACTGCGGGCCAGTTCCAGGCGGCACCGCCAACCCCCTATATTGAAGAGCTGAAGATGATGGCCCAGCTGGTATCGGCACAATCAGGGGTGCCCGTGTCCTATTTGGGGTTCGCCTCGGATAACCCGCCCAGCGCCGACAGCATCCGCGCCACCGAATCACGACTGGTGCGGCGCACTGAGCTCCGCCAGTTGGCGTTCGGCCGCCCACTGTGCCGCGATCTCGCCTACGTGTGCAAAGCCATTCTCGACGGCCGCCCGCCCGAATGGTCGTTTATTGCTTCCCTCGAAGCGAAATGGTTAGCGGCCGCCACCCCCACGCTCTCGGCAACCATGGACGCCATGACCAAAGCCGTAGCTGCTGAAATCACCCCGAAACACTCCTCCGTCGTGTGGGGCAGGGTTGGTTTCAGCCCCACCGAGCAGGAAATCATGCGGAAAGAACTCGCCGAACAATCCGCCGCCCAACGGGCCACGGCGCTTGCCGGCGGCGCCGCCACTATCGGTGACGCTACCGTGCTCGACCTGGCCAGGGCAAACCGAGAACCCGAAGAAACCCCCAACAGCACCAATGAAACGGCTGCTGAAGCCGCCCCGCAGGAAAACACAACCGCCTCGCGGGGGGGGGGCGGGGGGGCTCAAACAGCGGGCCCGCGCCCCCGGGGG